ACCGTTCCAAGGTTCAGCCGGAAATCTGTTGCAATCCGTTTCAGCAGATCGGACGCTTTCAGCCCTTCTTCCGTGATTGTGTCTTTATTTTTCAGATACCGTAATTGGTCATAGGCGGTCACATCAATGGTGTTCCCCTTGTCCCTGGATTTTGTGAAAACAAACCCATAAAACATGGGGGTTCCGTCCACGGTCAGTTTTACCGGATCACCTTCCTGAAAATTCAAGGCGGCATCTTTTACAACTGTGAAGGTCAGCTTTCCGGGGGTTCTTTTCCGTTCAAAGGTCAATTTGGCCCCTTCCTCAACAGCGGGATACTGAATAGAAGAACCATGCTGGATCAGGATTTCAACGGCCAAACGGATCACCCCTTTCAGGAAGGCAAGGTCAAAGATTGGTCAGGATAAATCAAATTTGGATTTTTGATTTTATCCTTGTTCAGTTCATAGATTTCTTTCCACCGGGAACCGTCCCCCAACTGCTTTTTGGCAATATTCCAAAGGCAATCCCCGGATTTCACGGTATAACTTGCATTTTTGGGGGCGTTGGATGTTTCCCGTTTGGGCGGCTCCACCGTGGCGGTGGCCGGTTGGAAAGGTGCCGGGGGCGGGGACAGCTTAACGGTTTTTGTGCCAAAGGCCCGGTATTGGCGCAATTTGATAGATACCCCAATATCCATGCCTTCTTTTACATCATCCGTAATTTGGTAATCCTCCATCCCCACCGTTAAATTGGAATAGAACAGCGCCGCCCCGGAAGGGCGGCTTCTGTTCAGTATCCATTGAAACGGCGCTTTGCTTTTTTTCAGCCGTTCAAACAAGTTCAGATAGGTTTGGGCCGATTGTGCGCCCCCATTGCTGAACGGATAGGGGGATTGGGGAAGGATCAGGTCAAAGGATACATCCGTCAAGGCGGCTTCCTTCAGGATGTTGATTTCCTCACCATTGATCAGTGTCAAGGTTTTGTTCTGGTTGTTGATTTTCACCTTGACTTTGGAAGGGGTAATGGGCATTAGAACCCCATCAAGATACATCTTGTAAGCCATAGCCCATTACACCCCTTCCCCGGAAATATCCAGCTTTTCCGCAAAATCAGCCGTCCAAGCCTCCATGATCCCATCAAGATCAGTGTCTTTGGAAATATGGTTTTCGTTGTGCTGTTCAATGGTAATTTGGGCGGTAGTATACCGGTTGATTGCTTCCCGTTCGGCAATGTCCCGCAAATATTTCAAATCTTCATCCGTGTATTCAATGGCATCAGCGGTGGCGGCGGTATTGGCGGCGGTGTCCCCGGTATTGCCATAAATGCCTTCCAGGTTGTTCCCGAAATCGTCAAATCCCATTTCATCCAAAGTGGGCATTTTGAACATTCCAGAAACGGTATCTTCGATCCCCTCACCGAAATTGTAACCCAAATCATAAGCGGCCCCGTACTCAAACCGCCCAAGTTTCAGATCATCGGCGTTCATTTTCGCCATCACTTCTTTACCCTCACCAAAGGTATCATCTACCCAACCGCCCAAGCTGTCACGCCAGCCTTGAACGGCCCCGGAAAGGTCAGAACCAAAAATGGCATCAATAGCCCCGGCCAAAGATTGAAGTACCCCAAGCACCGTATCCGCCAAATCAAAGAACAGACGGGCCACGGCTCCAACGGGATCAGTGAACACATTGCCAATGAAATTGGCAACCGTGGCAACCAAATTATAAATAAGGGTGAACACGTCCACCACCAAATTCCACAGGGCTACAAAAATATTTCCGATAAACGCAAGCGCCGCCATAAATGCGCCGCAAATAACCCCCGTGGCTGAAATGCTGGTTCCGGCAAATTTATTGACCGCCGCCACAGCCGCATAAAAGGCCGCTACCAGGGCAATTACCAGAATGACGATCCACATAAGGGGGCAAGCCATTAGCGCGGAATTAAATGTGAAAACAGCCGCCGAAGCCGCCGCCGTGTTGCCGGTCAAAATTCCAAACCCAATAGAAAGGAAGTTCACAACCGTATGATAGGCCGCTGTTGCCACACTTGCAATTCCTTCCGCAATCGCAACCCCTTTTGTTACCGCCAGATAAAATAGCATTGCCCCGGCCACACCCAACACGATTGGTTCAATCCAGCACCAATTATCATAAATGCCCCCGCCGACAGCGGAAATTAAATCCAATGCAAATAGCGCAACCGCTACCACAGCACTAAACGCGCCCATGATCCCATCAACCACGCCCTGAATCCGTTCAGAATTTGCAATTTGATTGATTTTTGATAAAAGTGGATCAAGGATAACAATAGCCCGGTTTTGCATCCCTGTCCAAACCTGTCCCCAAGTTGTGGGCATGCTTTCAAATTTTGCGTTGGTTTCGTCCGCCGCCGCGAACATGGCATTTTTCACCACTTCAGCGGTGATTAAACCCTGTTCCGCATATTTTTTGATAGAACCTTCTGCAACCCCCATATATTGTTCAATGGCTCTTGCAATTCCCGGCGCATTTTCCAGAATGGAATTTAATTCCTCACCACGCAAGGCTCCCGCGCCCATGGCCTGGGTTAGCTGAAGCATGGCGGCGGCTTGCCCTTGGGCACTTGCCCCACCAATTACAAACTGTTTGTTGATCTGTTCCATAAAGGCAATCAGTTCATCATTGGTTCCAAAAGCACTTTTGGCGTTGGCTCCCATGCTTGCAATTGCGGCGGCAGTATCAAAATAGGACGCTCTGGAACGTTGGGCGGAAGCCCAAATCTTGGCTTCCAGAATCTTGACACTGTTATTATCCGTAACATTTACCGGAATAGAAACCGCTTCTTCCAGCCCGTCTATCCGGCTTTTTACCTCGGACACAGAATTATTATCAGTAGCGGACACGTCCACCGTTACAGTGTTCGGCAGACTGTCAATCTTATTGGCGAATTGTTCAACAGTTTTGTTGTCAGAAATATTAGTTTCTATGTCAGCGGTAACGGGAATGGTGGCTTTTTCGGTCAATCCATCAAGTTTGTCCTGAATGGTATTGATCGCATTTTGATCCGCAACATCTACCGGGGTAGTTACACCCTTAGCCAAACCATCCAAAAGGTTTCCGTCAACAGGGGTGGCCGATACATCCACCATTACAGCGTTCGGCAAGCTATCAATTTGTTTTTGAATGGTTTCAATGTTTCCCGCATCATCGGCAATCAAATTTAACCTTGCCCTTGTGCTTGTAAACTGATCAGATAGATTGACCAATTTTTTAATACCAGCCGTTACCCCAATCGTAGCAATGATACCTTTGAGCTTTGAAAACGCACCGTATAAGCCATTAGCGGAAGCGGTGCCGTCTCTAACCCGATTATTAAAATCATCCTGCGCCTGATCTGCGCCACGGATGCTATTTTCAATGTTATCCCAGGTGGCTTCAGCCCTTGCCAATTCCTCACGGGCTTCCTGAATAGCGGACACATCTATCACATTTTCTGACGCATTTTGAACCGCTTCAAAACTGTTCAGCACAATGTTCAAAGCGTTATGAATATTTTTCAGCGGCCCGGTCATTCCATCGTAAAGGGCTAACGCCCCCTTGACAGTAGCCATACAGGTTCACCACCTTAAAAGGCCAAAGGCCGGGGGATCAGCGTTTCTTCCCCCGGCCCCGGCGTGATTTTCGTTCAGCTTCTTTGGCTCGTTTCTTTTCATGCTCCACTCGTTCATCAATCGCGGCGATTACAAAGGCCCGTTCCCGGCGATCCAAAGCAAAAAATTCATGGGGCCACTTGTGCAATTCGTGAAGGCAATAGTAGCAAATATTCGCTTCGCTATCACCTTCACGAATTAGTTTTTTGCTTCGTCAACCTCATCCTGAATGGGGGTGGAGAACCCGCAAACCTCCTGTACCTTTTCCACATAGGCGGCATATTCGCCGGGGGTCAACATGGCTTTCAGCAGGGCTTCCGCGCCCATGGCCTTATAGCTGTCCTGAAGTTCTTTGTCGTTCAGGTTGGGGAACACAGTACAGGCCACGGCCAGCTTCCCAAGGTACATATCATAGTCCGTTTCTTTCTGATACTGGTTCCGTTTTCCGGGGACGGGAACCCGTTTGGCGCAAGCCTTACGCAAGGCTTCATCCTCGGTGCCGGTAATCGTTTTGATTTCCCATTCAATGGGCTTCTTGTCCTTGTCCCGGAACCGGGGGGAAACAGGGAACTTGATATGTTCCACAGGAAGGGCATTTTCAGCCAGAAAAGCGGATAAACTCATTTCTTGAACACTCCTTTTCATATTTTAACCCCCGGCCCGATAAAGGCCGGGGGTTTGCCGGTTAAAACATACCGTCAAGGTCGGTGAAGGTTTCGGGAATCTGGAAATCCTCAAAGGTGAAATCCATATCTTCATCCAGGTATTCCGCATCAGCGTCAAACTTTGCCAGAATCCCGCCGTCAATGTTGCAATCAATCAGGATCACCGTTTGCCGCCCAACCCTGGA